TACCACTAAAAGCATCTTCTGAATTTAATAGCGTTTGATTTAATGTGACACCATCAACGCCAAATTTATTTGAAGTATTTTCTAAGTCCCATGACATTTTAGTCTACCTTAAATCCACGAGCTCGTAATAATTCTGTTCTTGAAATAATTTCTACTTTACACTGATTTCCATATGGTGCAAAATCTGTAAATTGATAGTTGCCTGTCCCCTGATTGTTATTAGGATCTAATGGGTTAACATGATTCATCCAATAAGCAGTTGATTCGTTGAATGGTATACCATTTCCACCATAATATAATTGATTCTCACCTGAGTTGGAATCACCAAATGTATTATATTTATCAGGTTCAATTACACTTGGATTAAAACTAGCACATATAAAATACCACTCATTAAAATCTTCGGGTATGTGTGTTGCGTTAATTGCCCTTATTATACCCCAATTACCATTTACACCAAATCTTTCTAAACTTTTTTGGTACTGAGGTGATCCTGGTAAGTCAGGCATATTCCATGTATATTTAGGAAAGCCATTTGTACCAACTTCTGAACTATGTAACCATCCCATACCTTCATCTGGATCCTTACCATTAACCACTAATCTAACAAACCTAGCAGAATCTGTGTTTTCAAAAATAGCCTTACCTGAAGTTGGGGAAATGTAATTACCACCCGTTCGTGTATCACTATAAGAGCCAAAAGTATATCGGGCGTCATTTAGTGTTTGATCGTTACCTTCAGGATAAAGAGTTCTATCATCTCTGTTTATAACATATGTTTCTAATTTGAATCCAAATCCCCCCTCTGCTAAGTTGTATCTGTAATCTTTACTTCTCATAGGATTCCCATAGTTGAACAAAGTCCCTTGAGAGGATTTATCTAAAAATCTAACCCACATAGTAATTGTAAAACCATTATCCAACCATGTTGGGTTATTTGGATCTAATCCTTCAACAAATTCTTGATTCGTATTACGGATAATAATACCTTGATTTAAATTTCTAAATTGTAAATATCCACTTGATTGATTTTGATATTCTGGTCTACTATCCTCTAATGTAGTTGGGTCTTCTAATATATCACCTAAATATGGTTTAATAATATTATAAATATCTTCAATTGTTCTTACTGAATTTGTTTCATTTGGTTTAGCTAAACTGTCAGGATTATTTATACTATCTGATTTTAACCTATGAAGAAATGCTTCTTCCTCTTCTATACCATCTGGATTTTCTTGTGAATATGAAATACTATTTTCTCTTGAATATTGTTCACCACCAACCCAATCACGATATATATTATCTCTTTGGATAGGGTCTGAAAAAGATGGTGGTGTAGGTGGAATTAATGCATTTAGTTCTTGAAAAAATCTAATAATTCTAGCTTGTCTTGTATCACTTGTTGGAAGTAGTTCAAATATATTTGTATCGAGAAATTCTTCTGCCTGTTCCACATTTACATTAGACTTTTGTTTTTCTAATGGTATGAATTGACTAACATTCAGTGGATTACCATCACCTATAACTAAATTAGTAATATCTTGTCCACCAGTTGGAAATCCACCACCATTAATACTTATCGTTACACCGAAATCACCACCTTGTTCAACAACTATTGTAACCAGTTCGTCATCATATATTCGGTCAGCGATTGATTGTAAGTCATCCTCTACATTAGCCTCAACATCTTTTTGATAAAGTGCTAAAGTACCACCACCCTCTTGTCCAGTTTGAATCAATCCACTACGAATAAATTTTTGATTATTTTCAACTGTGGTAGTGTCTATTAATGGACTTTGTATTAATGCATCAGCTATAGCATCTAATAATCCCTCTAAGTCTCCCTGACCTAGTGGTATCGGTTGAAATTCATTATTGTCACTTTGTTCATATGCCATAACTATTTCCTTTTAACTATAAATTCAAAATCATCATCAAACACTTGTTCTTGTCCATCATCTAATTTTAATTTTAATAATATTTTATAAACTCTATCAGGATAAAATCCATCTAAGTATTGAATAAAGTAATTTGAATTACTATCACAACTTAATTGTGTATAACTTGTATCTTGATTATCTTCAAATGGAACAATAAATTCATCTGTAACTACATCTTTAATTGCATATGAACCACTACCCTCAGGTATGAATGAACCAGTTACGGTTTGAACTGATGTGTTGAAAGTCTTTTGAATATATCTTTTTCTAGCACCAACTCTAAACTTAACTCTTTCACCCACCTTATAACTTTCTCTTAAACCTTTCATAAATAAAAAGTTATCAGCTAATCCACTTGATGTCAATTCAGTTAGTGAGCCTGTGTTTGAACCAGTACAAGGTAAATGGTCGTCCCAACGAACTTCTAATTGTGGTGAGTAAATCGTATGTGTGTTTCTTGAAAAGAATTTTAAATGACCAAATGTAGTTTCATCTGTTTCTTGACTACCACTAAAATTAATTAACATTCCATAATTTTCAATAGAACTATTTAACCACATATTCACCATATCGGTTACCTCAACATTAACATCAGGAGATTGATTTGAAAAAGATTGAACTGATGAACTACCAACAGTTGTTATAGTGACACCAGCATTACTCCAAGTCACAGCATTTCCACCAATTGGATTACTACGATTCTCAAAACTACAACCATTAGTATTTTTTGGATTGTCACCAAACTTACCCGTTCCCTCAGTCCAAGATTCAGATATTGGTTGAACAGCTAGAGTGTACTCTTCAGTCATCTCAGCATTACCCTCAGCTTCATACAACCTTAAATAATATTTAGCATCAGATGTTATTGTACCATCAGCTACCGACTTAGATAATTCGGTAAACTCATCACCACTAAATTGAACCAACGCTCTTGTTTGATGGTCGAATGAATTGTTAAAAAATTCTTTTTTGACTTCAAGTATTTGGTCTCTTCCAAAGTTTTGGTCTTTAAAAGACTCACCTGTTATTGTTGATGAACCACTTGAAATCCATGTGTCTTGATTTGGAAAAATAAAATGATGCATTATCTAACTCTCCCTTGTATGTTTTGATTTGGATTTTTTAATTCAAAAACCGTTGGTGTTGCTGTATTAGGTGGAACTATAATTGTACCATCATCCGATAGTGCATTTTTAAAATTGTATTTATACCCATAACCAATAGTGCCTTCACCTGCAGCTTGGTCTATAAAACCACCATCAATTATACCATCACCATTTATATCAGCTCCTGTTCCTGATGTACTATATGAATATCTATAAGTTCTAGCACCATCACCAAATTCTTGACCTTCTCCAGATTCCTCTGGATAAAAATAATCATAATCTTGTGTAATGGTTACATGTCCAATGGAACGAACTCCCTCTACTCCCATTAATTCAAATTCTAATTGACTCTTATAAATCGGTTGATTGAATTGCATTTTTTCAATTCTAAAATAATCTTTTATTTTCTGTATGCAATTTAATTTTACCTTTTGTTTATCAGCATATTTTTCAGCTATTACATCAAAGAACACACCAAAGTTTACAATATATCCATCATTAATTGTTACAAAATCTGTCATTAATTTAAAGTTATCTAAATAATTTTTTATATTTGACATTAAAAGATTTGGTAAGTTATCATCTGTTAAAGTTGTATTTATATGTGGATTTCCAATTAATTGTTTTCTATTGTTATACCCTAACACATATAAATTTATTGATGATAATTGATCAGTAATATTTGGAGTTATTATTCCATTTACTACATCCACCAACTGACCTAAAACAATTTGTAATTGCATTTCCGTATTTCCTTCACCTGCTTGATTTATTAAATTTAGAATATTATTTCTATGCTCAGATGCAATATACTCAGTAAGAGGTAGTGTTACATTATAATTTAAATCAGAATAAACATCACTTCTAGCAACATAAACTTTTGCAATATTTCCATATTTAGCTGGTACATTCATTACTCTAGCTTCATAATCTTCTTTAGTCACACATCTATTTTGTGTTGAGAAGAAAGCTCTTGCTTTTTCTTTTATCTCTAATGTATCTTCTTCATCCTTACCACCACGAGCTGGTGAGTTATTTGTCACACTAGCCAATCTAGCAGTTAAATCTCCACTTGAAGGAATTATACTACTTGGGTCTGTATTTATATCTCCACTAATTACATTTGATTCAACACCACCCCCAACTCTATAAGTTATTGTTAAAGTTATGTTATTTGGTGTTTCACCTAATGTTGAATATTCATCACCCAACTCAGGACTAATGGATTGATTTAAATCATTAGCTTGTCCAGGTATAACAATACCAACTTGTTCCATATCTATAAAACCTTCATTAACAACTTGTCCATTTTTTAAAACACCATTACCAAATATTAATGAGGTTGTATTATCTAAATTAGTTTCTCTTGTAAATCTTTTTCCTGTTGTGATATAAGTTAATGAATAAGGGACTGGTTCAGTTGATTGGTTATTTGAAAAATCCATATAGGCTGTTTCTCTATTAACATCTTCTGTGTAATGAGTAGAAATTGGAACTTTATCTTGTGCTAAGTAATCAACCTCATACCATTTATTATTATTTGAGTCCACACAAGAAATAATATCAACGACATTTGTATCCGGTATAGTGAGTTTTTTAAATTTTTCAGGTACTCCAACTTGAAATGTAATTGTTTTTTCAGTTGCACTTACAGCTTTTACAGTTCTTGATAATGTATAAGTTGAGGCTAAACCACTACTATCTGTACTACCAATTGTTTCCGTATCATTTGAACCAGTAATTCTAAAATCAATTGGTTCTAATGTGGTGAAAATAATATCTTCATTTGATGAAGCTGCTATCTCAATACCAGCATCAAATGTACCCGCTTTTGAATAGTCAACTTTTGATACATCACCACTTGAAGCATTTACATTAGAAGTAAATGTCAAATCAACATAAGCTGGAACAATTGGTTTTACTTTATAACCAAACATCTTAGCCATAGTGATTATGTTTCTTCTTTCCTCAGCTAAGGGTAATAACATCTCACGATATTGTTGGTCGACATAAAACGATAACACATCGCCAACATAAGCATTCATTTCTAATAACATCATTCCAGGTGAGGTTTCATTAAAATCTCGATAGGTATCAGGAAAATAAGATTTAGCATAATTCATCAAAGATGTTTTTAATGCTGTAAAATCTTTATTTAAATAATTTACATTTGACTCTTTAAAATTTTCATTACCATATGTTGGCATTTTTTATCTCCAATTAATATCCACCACCACTTGTTATAGAAGATTCTGGTTCTGATACATCAGCACTAAAATCTAATGTGATTGAATCTAAAGTGTTCGGGTCTTGTTTAATGTTAAATAATATTTTTACTCTAATTTCATTTGTTCCAATAGTAGTGTCTTCATTTTTACTTAAAACTTGTATGTCTCTTACCTCAACAAAAGGTAACCAAAATTCCATCTTATCTAATATAGCATTTTGAATACTAAATAAATTGTCATTTGTAATCTGTTCAAATAATATTGTTTTTAAGTTTAAACCTAAATTCGGCTGAAGGAATCTTTCACCCTCTTCTGTTTGTAATAGATTTCTTATATTGTTTTTTACAGCTTCAATTGTTGTTGAGGTGGTTGCAAAAAATCCATCCAACCCATCACCTCTACGAATGGGTAAATCAATACCAACTTTGACATTAGTATCATTATCTTGAACATAAGGTTTTCGTGATATATCTTTAATAGCCATTATAATAAGTCCCTAGCATCATCATCTAATAATTTAACTGTTGTAAATTCTCTTTGTCCTTCTTCATTATTAACATCAAATTGATTTTGTGTATCTGGATCTTCACCTATGAAAACATAACCAGTTGATTGTAATGCACCACCATCTGTTTTATTTATATCAATTCCAGCCATTTTAGCTCCACCCTCCAATAAAGGTATTACAGCTTTTTCTATCTCACTCTCTAACCTATCTATTGCTGGTCCAAGTCCAACTGGATTTCCTAATTGTTTAAGTAATTTTAAAACAGGTTGATACTCACCCAATAAGGTTTCTAATTCTATATTTACTGGTTGTTCAGGAACTTTAAGTTCTTCAACAACCACAGGAGCTTTTAATTGAGTGATTGTAAAGTTAGCCTCTCTAAGAGCTTTGATAATAGCACGAGATGTATGGTGAGCTTCTCTTTCAATATAAGAACCTACACTTATATCTACTTCAACACTCTCCTCATCATATGAATCTTGTATAGCTTTTACTTTAGCATCAATTAAATCTTGTTTTAATCCCATTATTATCTTCCAAGTTTGTTTTTAGATTTTTCTATTGACTTTTCTAATACTGCTCTATAATCTTTTTTTAGAAAGTCTGGTGTTTGCCCCTCTACACTGATTGGTGAGTTAGGATTATTATTCATCATATCACCATATTGCCCACCAACTAATTCATGCATTTTATCTGAAGTTAGTTGACTACCACCCATAGTTCTCCAACCATCATCTTGAGCTGTTTCATTCAATACATCATTCAAAACTGAATTTTCTGTAAATTGTTTTTTCTCAACAATTTTCTTTTGTGGTTTTGATTGAGATTGAGTTGGTTTATTTAATTCAGTTATTACTTCCTTAATAGCCATCGCAACTTCTTCTCTAACGATTTGTCTAATTATAGTTTTTATATTTGTTTTTTTCTTTTTCATAATTACCTCTATGTATTTGGTTCTATAAAATGTTTGTTACTTGTTATATTTATAATCTCATTTTTTAAATTTGAAACAGTTGCTTGTAAAGTTACTCCACCCTCTCCTACACTACCAGCAGACATCGTTGGGGTTTGTGGTCCAAGACTTGTATTTATTTCTATCTTAGATATTAAATCTAACATACTGTTCAACACATTCTGTAATGGTTCACCTAAAACCATAGATTGCATTTCTCTACTTGAACCATTTGGTGTTGGATTACCTAAAAATGTTCTCTCCGATTCAATTATTAAATCTTCGTTAGTTGATATTGTTAAATGTCTACCAGTTCCAATATGTACATCTTTTATTGATGATAAATAAATGTCATCAAGTTTTGTATTAATTGTAATTCTATCAGAATGAAACAATACTTGGTTACCACTATAACCATCTACTATAACAGCAGCGTCTTGATTGTTATTAACACTTGAAACTAATTGTTTCATAAGTCTATTGACATTATCAGATAATATCGAGTCTGAACCTAATGTAAATCCAAATACCTCTGTTGATGTTTCATCCTCTATGTCACCCATAATATAACTTGGAAAATGTTGAGCTAATGTTCCATTTGAAGTTATGGTTATCAAACTACCATCTGCAAGAGTTTCAGAATAATTTTTATTACCTCTTTCATTTGAAATAAAAATATAAGGATTATTACTCCTACTACCAACACGAACACTATTTCCATGTCTACCTTCAATTATATAATCCCCAGTTACCTCATTGATAATTGGTCCATAATCTAAATCTTTATTTCTATATTTTTCTAATCTATCGTGTATAGCATCCTCTTCTTTATTAAAATTTAAACTTTCACCTCTTTCACCTCTTGGTGTATTTGTTGTTTGGTTATTTTCATCAATCACTAATTCTTTTTTAAAATTTAAATCAGGATTCCAAGTTGGTGAATTATTAATTGTATTTAAAGGTCCTAAATAATAATTAATTTTACCAATAGTACAAAGTAAAACTGGGTCTCCTTTTGTTGGAACATCTCCGTGATTTCTTAATAGAGGGAAATATCTATTGTCTTCACTAAAGGATTGTTGTCTTCTTTTACCAACCTTTGATGTTACATGTGATACAGCATAAATTGAATTTATGGTTTGATTACCTTTATAACCAAGTGATTCAGTAGAGTGTACTACCTCCGCACAATAACCAGGTACAAATTGTAAAAATATAGGAACAGAATATTCTTTACCTGCAAATCCCTTTACTTTCTGTCCTGAGAATGTTGAAAATGTTGAACCCATTAGTTAGTCCCTAAATCTATTGTTTTATTTTTTGTAGCTTCAAGTCTTTCACTTTCATTCTGTAAATCATTTACAGTATCTTGAAGTGTTCCCATTAATTCTTCTTTTTCCTCATCTGATAACAACATAGATTCATCAGATTCACCACTTGATTTACTTATAATTCTTTGTAGTACACCAGCAAGTTTAACCAGATGTTCATCATTACGAACGGCCGTATCCATATATTCTTTTATAATAGGTGCTACCATAACCACATCATCTATGGTTGTTATGAATCCATGTATTTCTGATATTAACAAATCTATTTGAACTTTACGCTTTGTGGTGTTTTCGTAAATATCTTTTGTTAAGTCTTGAAAGGTTTTACCCTCAAATATTTCTTTTCCGTCTGACATACAATCTCCTCTGAATGTACTTATTCATATATAAATATTAAATTTGTAAGAAATTGAATGAAATAAAAAACCCTCATTTAAGAGGGTTTAATATTTAAAAGAATGAACCTGATGAATTGTCTATAATAGAACCTTGTCTATAATAGGAGTTCACCAACTTTTTATAATGTTTTTTTAGGATATTAACAACTGATGTTATATGAGTGGTTTCCACATCTGTCATTTCTCTAATTAAAATATAAATGGCTTTTTTATTAAAGTTTTCTATATCTTCTCGTTGTTTCATTAAATCAATAATAGCGTATCCTATTTTTAAATCTCTATCTTTTTTAAAGATACCATTTAAATTTGAATCAAAATATTTAATTATCTCATCAGTTAATGTAATATAGTCCGAATCATTAAAGTTACTTGATTTATTATATTTATCTAATACCTCCATTTTATCGTGAGATTTTAATTTTTTATAATTATTATTGTTATGAAGAATTAAATAGTTTTTAGCCACAACTGAAAAATAACTAAATGCCTTTGAACCTTTTGTGTGGTCATATTTATGCATGTTCATAACCATAAACGCAACTACTTCGTGTTTAATATCTTCAAACCCATAATCAAAATAAGTAAACTTAAATGTATTAATTATATTCTCAGCCAACTTATCAAACGCCGCATGTATTCGTGTTCCATAAATTATATTTCTTTCATTTTCATCACTCGATGAGTTATATTCTACAACTGCATTCTGAACCTCTTGTCCGAAATAAACTTTACGCTTTTTCTTTTTAACTATTTTTTTAATTTCAGCTTTAACATCATTAACTTCTTTATTTTTCTTTTTTGGCATCTTGTATCTCCTCTTCAAATATTCCATCTAAGGATAATTGAATTTGTTTTAGTTGTTCAAAGAAAAAACCAGTCTCATCGTCTGATTCATAGTGTCCTTTAGAATCTACAAGTTTCATTTTATCTGTTG